GGCGAGGGCGACGCGGCGCGCGGCGAGGTCGATGCGGCGGGCCTCGGTGGCGGCGACTACCTCGGCGCCCCGCTCGAAGGTGAGGCCGAGCTCCTTCGCAATCTTCGTCACGGTCGACGGCGAGCGCTTGATGGCGCGGGCGATGTCGTTCCGGGTCTTGCCTTGCTTGTGCAGGCGGCGGACGGCGGCGCGGTCCTTGGCGTCGATGGGTCGGGCGGCCATGGTCGGTCACCCCCTCGGCGCGGTCAGGTCTGGCGGGCCAATGCGGCGTTGCCCCAGAACATCGCCTCTTCGATCGAGGTGAGGGCGAGGGCCTTCTCGCGGCCGTCGGGGCACTGCTCGTTGATGTGGTCGGCGAGGCGTCGGCATGCCTGGCGCACGGAGGCGTGGGCGTCGCGCTTCTCGTCGGTGGTGGCCGCGTGGAACGCGAACCGGTGCTCGATGTCGGCGGGCTGCATGGGGGCCTCTCTGTGGTGGGCATGCGAACGCCCCGCCGTGGGGGGTTCGGCGGGGCGTGTGGTCTGCGGACGCGGCGCCCGGTGTCCGGGCACGGCGGAGACGCGGCCAACTGTAGGTCACGGATCGATAACGGCGCAACCGTGGGTGCGCGACGGCTGGCGCGACCGGTCGCCGGTCACTGGGCGGCCTGCTCGCTGCGCTCCATGGCGGTGCGCCACTGGGCGCGGCGGTGCTGGGCGGCGGCATGGATGGCGCGCGCCAGTGGTGCAGGAAGCGCACCACTCCCGGCCATGAGGACGTTGAGATCTTGGATCAGCCGCGGGTCGAGCTCGTGTACGAGCTGGGAGGTGCGTGGGCCTGCTCCGCTGGTCACGGGGGTGGTGCGCACCGTTGGCGCGGTGGTGGTGTGCTCCGGCGGTGCGTCCGGTGCGGGGGTGGTGCGCAGGATGCGGCCCACGGTGGTGTGGTGCATGCCGAGCTGGCGCGCAATGGCGCGGTTGCTGAGCTGCTCCTCGTCGGCGAGGCGGCGCACCTCGGCGTGGCGGGCGGTGCGCTCGGGGTCGATAGGGTGGGTGGTGGCCATGGGGGTTGCTCCCGTGGTTAGTCGGGCCCGCCCGGTGGTGACGTCACCGTGTGCGGGCCCGCGTCTGTCTGCGGGCTACTGGGCGCCGGTGGGGCGCTCGCGCAAGATCCGGTAGACGTACCCCTCGGATACGCCGAGCTCGCGGGCGACGTCTGCGGCCTTGCGTCCTTGGTCGATGGCCTGGCAGATCAGATGCGGGGTGACGTCTGCGCCGGCCTGGGTGGCGAGGCGCAGCGCTCGGACGTCGGCGAGGGTGAGTTCGTTGCCGAGGTGGTCGAGGTAGTCGGCGAGCTGCTCGGCGTCGTCCTTCGCGTCGGCGTACCCGTCGGCGATGTGGCGCACCTGCTCGAACGGGTCGCGGCCGGTCTCGACGGCGGCGGCGCGGGTCTCGCGTTCAAACTGGGCGATGGCGGCGAGGGTCTGCGCGCGGAGCTTGTCTGCCGCGGTCATGGGCGGCCGGTCGGCGAGGCGCGCGCGGGCGAGCAGGGCCTCGATGTCGCGGGCCTGCTGCTCGGTGGCCTGGTGCTCGTCGCTGCTCATGGTTCCGTGTCCTGTCCTTCGGTGGGGCCCGCCCCGGTCGAGGCGGGCCCGGTGGGTTACGCGAAAAGAGCGCCCTGTTCGGCGTCGCTGGTGTCCATGGTGAACAGGGCGTCGTCGACGCGGGGGCCGATCCACTCACCTCGCCACGTGCCCTCGGTGGCCTCGGCCTCGGTGACGAGTGCGGCGGCGTAGCGGGCCTCGTCGTCGGCGGCCTGGCGGTTGATGTTGAGCAGGTCGGCGACGGCCGGGAACTCGCGGGCGATGTACCGGTCGGCGGACTGGGCGGCGGTGAACTCGGTGGGGGCGTGGCCGATGCGGTCAATCCAGGTGCGGGCGGCGCGGATCTCGGCGGGGGTATGCAAGCCGCGGTTGATGAGCAAGGCCTCGGCGTGCGCGCTGATGAGGTGCAGCACGTGGGTGCCGCTGGGTTCGATGATGAGGGTTCGGCCGCGGCCTCGGCGGGCGTTGTCGAGGGTGGCGCGTAGTACGACGTTGCGGGGGTTGCTGGCGGTGATGTGGTCGGCGAGGGCGCCGGGGATGGTGACTGCGCTCATGGGGGTTGCTCCCTTGGCGGTCGAGGTGGTGCCGGGTGACGTCCGGCGGGAACGCAACTGTACTGCGTTCTGAACTTGGTTCACAAGAGGTTCGAGGAAAGGGGCGCACCCAACTGCCCGGCACGCCCCGCCCGTTACGCCTGCTGCTACTCGCCCCGCTTTCGGGCGGCGTCCATGGCCACCCACAACGTGACCATGTCGGCGCCCCGCCACATTCGCCGGCGCCGGTCGAGGACCACGGGGGCCGGGCACGCCTCGCCCCGGGCGCACCACACGAACGGCTCGCCCCCAACCTGCGTGGCACCGGTGAGCTCGCCGGCGCAGTACGGGCACGGGGTGTCGAGGTGCACCGTGCGCCCGTCGCGCTGTAGGGCCCGCTCGACGTCGGCCCGCGCCCGGCGCGCCACGGCGGCGGCCTCGTCGAGCAGGCGGGCCGGGAGCGGCCGGAACAGGCCGCGGTCGAGGTCTTCGCCCAACACGCGGCCCTCGATCCACACTGCGGCCCAATGGAGCCCGTACGCGCGGCTGCCGGGCGAGGTGGGCGCCTGGTAGTGCCATCGGGCGGGGTCGTCACGGTCGGCGCGGTCGGCCACCTTGCGCGGGTTCTGGGCTTGGCTGGTGACGACGGCGAGGCGGCGGGGGGCGCGCTGCACAGCGGCGGCGAGGGTGTCGGCGAGCTCGAACAGGGCCCGCTCGACGTCGCATGCGGCGTCGAGGGCGGCGAGGTTCAACGGGGCAGGGTGCTCCCGGAGGGTGAGCGGCGTACGGCCGAGGCTGCGCCCGGTCGGCTCGTCCTCGGCGGCCTGGTGCTCGACGTGGTCGAGAAATGAGCGGGTCTCGCGGGGCGGCCACTCGGCGGCGGGGGCGCGGTCGATGGCGGCGAGCAGGTCGCCCCACTGCTCGCGTATCGCGGTGAGGTCGTCGGCGGCCTGGCGGCGGGTGAGGTAGTCGGCGGCGTCGGGTCGGATGGCGTGCACGGCGGCGCTCATGGGCGGGGCTCCTTCGGGACCGGGCGGGGCGGTGGGTTGCGGGCGACTGCTCGGTTACTGCTGGGCCTGCATGACGGCGAGCAGGCGGCGGCCGGCCTCGACGAACGGGAGCTCGGCGGCCATGGCGGCGCGGTCGGCCTTGCGGTCGCGGCGGGCGGCGAACCATGCGAGGCGGTATCGGTCGGCCTTGTGGTCGGCGTCGAGGGCGTGCCGCTTCCATCCGTCGCCGCGGCGGCGCTCGGTGGCGGCCTGCTCCGCTGCGTTATTGCCGTAGGCGCGCCACTGTTCGGCGTCCGCGGCGTGGGTGCGGAGGGCGGTCGCGAGCTCGATCTCGTGTGCGCGCTGCTGCTCGGCGAGGCGGGCCTCGGCGCTGTCGGCGGCGGCGCCGAACGCGGCGTGTACGGCGGTCTGTTCGGGGGTGAGGGCGTACGGGTCGTCGGCGAGGGCCTGCTCGATGCGGTCGGCGTAGATGGCTGCTGCGCCCTCGGGTGATCCGGCGCGCATGCGGTGGGCGGTGTCGCGGACGCGGGCGATGGCGGCCTCGGCCTGCTTGGCGCGGTGCTGCATGGTGTGGAAGTTGTCGACCGCGTCGGGCCCGAACACGCTGACGTAGCCGGCGAGGCTCCGCTCGGCCTTCTGGGCGCGGGTGCGCATGCCGTCGAGGTGCCGGTTCATGGCGGCGTGCTCGGCGTCCGGGGCGGAGCGCTCGACGCGGGCGCGCTGCTGGGCCTGCTTGGCGGCGGCCTGGAGCTCGGCGAGCTCGGCGCGCGCCTGGTCGCGGTCCTGCTCTACCTCGACGATGACGGCGTCGGCTGCGTCGGCGCGGCGGCCCGCGGCCTGTATGGCGGTCTGCTGCCCGGCGACGCTGCGGCGCAACTCGTCGGCCTCGGCGAGCTCTACCTCGACGTGGGCGAACAGGAGTGCGGCCTCGGCCGGGGTGAGGGCGACGCCGCGGCGGGTGCGTGAGAGCAGGACGAGCAGGGACTCGCGGCGGGCGTCGCGTTCGGATGCGCGGCGCTTGCGCTCGGCCATGGTGCGGCGGGTCATCGGGCGTTCCCCTCGGCCTCGGGGCGGGCGGTGTCCACGGGCGTCCATACGGTCTCGGCCTGCTCGATGTGACCGGACACGACGCCGGCTTTCGGGTTGCCGTAGGCGTCGACCGTGTGGAACGTGAGCTGCCCGCGGGCGGCGCCGAGCGTGTTGTACGGGCCGTACGGCGTGGTGTGTTCGGGGCCGTCCCACAGGAAGCGTGGGGAGTCGAGGTTGCCGCGTTCCCAGTTGGGGTTTTCGCGGCGCTGCCGGTTGACGATCAGGACGCGGAACATCTGGTGGTCGTCGTTCACGAGTCGGCGGGCCATGAGGGGCGCTCCTCGGGGGTCAAGAGTTGGCGGGCGAGCTCGGCGGTGATGCGGGTTCCGGGCGGGATGCCGGCGCGGCGGTTGCGGGCGTACAGGTCTTGCCACGCCTCGGGGGTGAGGGGCGCCCCGGCGAGCAGGGGCGCCCGTTGCGGCTCGGTCACTCGGGCCCGGGGCATTGGCTGCGGTGGCATCCGTGGCGGTGGCACCAATCGGGGGAGCGCTCGTCGTTGGCGAGGGGGGCGGGGATCATCGGGGTGCGGTCCTTGCGGCGGGAGTTGTGGGCGAGGCGCAGTAGGTCGCGGTCGTCTTGGGCGCGCTGTCGGGCGGTGCGGCCGGCGCGGTCGCGGCGGGCGAGGGGGCCCGGGTCGCGGCGGGTGATCAGGACGGCGAGGGCGGCCGAGACTCCGACGGCGGCGGCGAGCTGGGCGACGGTCTCGGCGACGACGCTCATCGCTGCGCCTCGGCGGCCGGCTCGTAGGTGCGGTGGAACACGTCGAGCGGGCATGCGCTGCCACACTGGCCGTGGTCGCCCCACTCGTAGGCCACGGCGATGTGTCCGTCGTGGGCCTTCCACACGTTGGTGACGGCGACGATGCGGCCGGCGTCGGGGGCGGCTCGCTTCACGTACCGGTTCCCGACGGTGGGCACGGCGTTGACGGCCGCGGCGCGGGCCTCCTTGTCGAGCTGCTCGGCGGCCTGGCGCAGCGCGTGCGCGATGTCGGCCGGCGGGATGCCCTGGGAGTTGATCTCGACCGTCAACAGCTCGGGGTCGACGGCCTGCGGCTTGACGGTGATGGTGGCCTGCGCGGGGACGCCATTGTCGTGGACGGGGCACGGCTGGCCGTAGAGCAGGGCGTAGCCACACTGTCCGGCGGCGGCGAGGGACTTGACGGCGGCGGCGATGGCTTCGGGCGTAGGCACGGGGCGGTCTCCTGGTCTCGGGTGGTCGAGGTGCTCGCGCGCGTGGGCGGCGCGGCGTCCGGTCGCGGTCGAGGGGGCTAGAACGGGGGCTCTTGGCTGTTGGTCGCCCATGGGTCGCTCTGGGGCTGCTGCTGGCCGTATCCGCTGCGCTGCTGGGGCTGCTGGCCGTATCCGCCGGTCGAGGTGCCGCCGTTGTTCTGGCCGTTGGCCTTGGTGACGGTGGCGGTGGCGGTTTTCAGGCTGGGCGCGACTTCCTCGGCCTTGATTTCGTAGCTGCTGCGCTTGGTGCCGTCGTTGGCCTCGTACTGGCGTTGAGTGAGCTGGCCGACGACGATCACGCGCATGCCTCGGGTGAGGGTCTCGGCGACGTGCTCGGCCTGCTGGCGCCATACGGCGACGGACAGGAACAGGGGCTCGCCGTCTTTCCACTCGTTGGCCTGCTTGTCGAACGTGCGGGGGGTCGAGGCCATGCGGAAGTTGGTGACGGCGGCACCGCCCGGGGTGAACCGGAGTTCGGGGTCGGCGACGACGTTGCCGATGAAAGTGAGGATCGTTTCGCCAGACATCAGGCGGCTTCTCCAAGGGTGTTGGGGGTGGTGGCGCGGTTGCGGGCGCATGCGCGGCATTGGCGGGTGCCGTTGGCGCGGCGCTGGGTGTTGGCCTCGTCGAACGGGTGGCCCTTGTGGCAATGGGTCTGCGCGGCGCGGAGTGCGGCGACGTTGCCGGACGCGAGGACGTTGTCGCGGTGGGTGAGGGCCCGGAGGTGGGCGGGGTTCACGCACGCGCGGTTGCGGCACTGGTGGTCGACGTCGAGGCCGACGGGTATCGGGCCGTGCGCGGTGACGTAGGCGACGTGATAGGCGCGGCGGTTGCGGCCGTTGAGCCAGAAGCGGGCGTATCCGTTGTCGTCGAGGCTTCCGCCCCACTGGTGGCACGGGCCGTGTACGCCCTTGATGAGCGGGATGGGGCCGGCGGTGGTGACGAACCGAGCGAACCGTTCGGCGACGGTGGGGCGCATTCGTAACCTCCGCTGGATGTAGTCAGTGCCCGGGGATAAATCCGTTCCGTGGGCGGAAACGGATCGTCCATGGATGGACGATAGCTGTCCGGGGTGTCCGTGGGAATCCCCGGACACCCCGGGGTCTGGGCGAGGTCAAACAGTCTGTGGGGGCGTCTGCGGGCTGCCGGTGGGCCCGGTGGGGGTGATCGTCCATCCGGCGAGTTCGAGGGCTACGGCGAGGCGCTGGGTGGTCCAGCCGGGGCGCTGCAACAGTTCGGCGGTGGGGGCGTCTTCGAGGGCGGCCCGTATGACGGCGAGGGCGGCGCGGGGTGCGGGCATGGTTCAGGCTCCTGCCGTGTGGCGGACGGTGACGCGGCCGGTGGCGTCCCGCGGTACGGGCGGCTGAACCATGAGGCGGGCGAGGGCGGCGCGGTCGCGGTCGGTCTTGGCGGCGGCGGCCTGGCGGCGCTGCTCGGCCTCGACGGCGGCGCGGCGCTCGGCTTCGGCCCGGCGCAGCTCGTCGGCGACGGCGGCGGCGAGGGCGGGCCCGTCGACCTCGTACAGGGTCCGCCACTGGCCGTATCCGGCGTGCTGCTCGACGACGACATAGGCGCCCTGCTCGGCCATTTCGCGGGCGATGCGGCGGGCCTGGTGGCGGTCCTGAGTGCTGCGGATGGCGGGCCGGTCGGGCCGCTTGTTCCAACTGCCGGTGATCCGGTATCCGGTGGTGTTCTGGGTGTGGTCGCTGGTGTGGTGGCGGCGCTTGTGCGGTGCCCGGTCGGGACGCTTGGGGTTCATGCGGCGGTCTCCTGTCGGGAGTTCTCGGCGGCCTGGGCGGCGTCGAGGCGGGACGGGTGGGCGGTGGCACGGGGGGCGCGGTGGATGTTGCGGCAGGGGTCGCCGGTGGCGGCGCGGCAGTGCTCGTGCGGGCACGGCACGTCGAGCGGGTCGGTTCGGCCGGCGGTGGCGAGCTGCTCGCGCTGGGTGCGGCGGGGCCGGTAGTCGGCGAGGGCCTGGGCGATGGTGCGGGGCATGTACGTGCCGAGCTGGGCGAGGCGGCGCTCGACTTCGGCGGCGGCCGGTCCCGCGGTGATGGCGCGGTGCGTGGTGGGGGCCTGCTGGCCGATGGCGATGGCGTGGCGTTCGGCGGCGAGGGCGTTGCGGTATCCCTCGACGTCGTCGGGGTCGAGCTGCGGGTGCGCGGTCGGCTCGAACGTGCCGACGTGGCGGGCGAGTTGGGCGGCCTTGTGGGCGTGCCACGGTCGGGATACGTCGGACGGCTGGATGCGGTACGGGTTGCGGGCGATGTATTCGCGGGCGACGCGGGCGGCGTCCCACCCGTGGGCCTGGGCGGGCACATCGCTGAGCAGGTCGGCCCACTGGGCGAGGCGCTCGGCGGCGGCGTGCGGGTCGTCGAGGGCGAGGCGGGGATCGAGGCGGACGACGTAGGCGAGCAGGGCGGCGACTTCGCGGGGGGTCACTGCTGGGCCTCCATGGCGGCGAGGGCTTGGGCGAGGTAGTCGGCGGACTGGGCGGCGCGTCCGCGGGGCTGGGAGCGGTCGAGGGGGATCACGTTCCCGGCGGGCCGGGCGACGGGGGCGGCGGCGACGGTGCCCTCGGTCGGGGCCGGCGGGAGACTCGTCCATGCGCGCAGGAAGTACCGGGCGCTGCTGACGGTCTGGCGGGCGGCGAGGGTGACGGCGTGCCGGGCGAGCATGTCGACGCCGGAGCGTCGGACCATGGCGTCGAGGCGGAGCCACTCACCCGCGGTGAGGTCCCAACCGACGAACACGTCGGCGGCGGTGATCTGGTCGACCAGGGGGCGAGCGAACGGAGGGATTCCTCCGGCGGTGAGGTCGAGCGGCGCGGGCGCTCCCTCGCTCACTCCTTCATTCATTCTTTCTATGGGTGGGTGATGTGGTCCGGAATCCGGACCACTACCGGTCCGGATTCCGGACCACAAACCGTCTTCGGGGTCCTCGGCTACTGGTCCGGATTCCGGACCAGTAGCGGGGGCCTTACTGGTCTGGCTCCCGGACCGGTAATCGGTAGTGGTCCGGATTCCGGACCGGTACGCGGCGGCCGTTTGTGGTCCGGATTCCGGACCGGTACGGCGGTCGTAGCCGACGGCTCCGGGGATGCGGTAGAGGACGGCGCGGCTGCCCTGGGCGGGCTCGATGATCTCCAGATCGCCGGACTTCACGGCGTCGGCGAGGGCCTTGACGGCAACGCCCTTTCCGACGCCTCCGAGGCGGCGCTGTGTCTCGGCGAGGCCGAGGCGCGCCACGGCGTCGGCCCCGGTGGTCTTGTCCGCGACGGCGAGGACGGCAAGGCGTGCGTTCCCGCGTGAGCGGGCGTGTTTCCATGCCCAGTCGTACGCGTCGAGGGTCACGGGGGGTCACTACTCCTTGTTGAGGGTGGGGCGTCGGCCGGCGGGGTGGGTGTCGCAGAACCAACCACCGATGTACGGGCGGACGGGGACGGCGCCACATCGCGGGTTGCCGTACTCGCAGACCTTCGGCGGCTTGTCCTCGACGGCCGGGACCTCGACGGCGAGTTGTCCGGGTACCGGCTCGGGTGCCGGGCTGGCGAGCATGCGGGCGGCGCGGTCGAGGCGGGCCCGGGCGGCGCTCATGCGGCGGCCTCGTCGGCGAGGCGGGCGCGCTTGGCGTCGGCGTGGCAGGTGCCGCAGTAGGCGCGGCCTTCGCGGTCGTAGCGGCGGTGGGTGGCCGTGTCGTGGCCGCGGGTGCACTCGACCAGGGCCGTTGCGATGCCGAGGACGGCGGCGAGCTGGGCGCGGACGCGGGTCCGTCCGGGCTCGTCCTCGACGTGCGCGGGTGCGACGCACTCGGGGTTCTCGCACTCGGCGGTGACGTATCCCTCGGGGGCGCGTCCGGTGGCGACGCGGAACGCAATCGACCGGGCGGTGTAGGTCTGCTCGCGGTGGGTGAATACGGGCGTGCCGTTGGCGCTGTGGTGGCGGCCGGCCCATTCGAGGTGTCCGCCCTCGACGGGCCGGGTGTACGTAGCGAACTTCTCCTCGACGGTGAGCGTCGAGCGGTTCGCGGCGGGGCGCTTGGGGGCCGGTCCGATTCCGAGGCTGGCGCGGTAGCGGGCGGCGGTCTCCTTGTTGATGCCGAGGGCGAGGGCGGCGGCGCGGTTGGTGGCGCCCTGGGTGAACAGGTCGGCGAGGTGGTCGACAGTGGCGGCGGGGAGCGGCATGACGGTGTCTCCGGAGTGCGGGCCCGCCCCGCAGTGGGGGCGGGCCGGACGGCTCTAAGCGGCGGTGTCCTCGGCGGGCGCGGCCTGGGCGAGGGCGGGCAACACGTGCGCGGCGAGGCCGCTCTCGCGCCATGCCTGGGTGACCATGTCGCGACCGGTGAGCGGGTTTGTCTTGCTCACGCGGCTATAGGTCATGCGGTGCGAGGGGGCGCGGGACGGCCGGAGCTCGACGCCGGGAACGTCGTGCACTTCGCCCGTCACGGGGTCCGCGTAGCGGGCGGCTCCGGCGGCGTTGACCTCGGCGAGGATCTTCGCGACGAATCCCGGCTGCACGCTGGTGAGGATCTGCACGGGCACTACTTCGACGACGTGCTCCGTCGGGTAGGTGTCGCGCACCCATGTGCGGAACGCGTCCTCGTCGGTGACCTGGGCGGCCCGCTCGCCGCCGCTGCGGGAGACGGAACCAACCTTGATCCCGCCGGGAATTAGGGCGTCTGCCTTGGTCGTGCCGGTCGCCTTGTACTGCTCGTCGAGCAGGGTCTGAACGTGCGCGCGGGTGGCGGTGTACTCGGCCTTGATCTGGTCGAGCAGGGCGCCGAGTACGGCCTCGCGGGCGACGGCGTCGCGTACGGCGGTCGGGTTCGGCGCGGTCGCCTTCGGGGCGTCCTCGACGTCCTCGGCGGCGGCCGGCGGGTCGAGGAGGCTCTCGCCGCGGGCGGCCCGCTCCTCGGCCTCGATCCGGTTGACGCCGAGGCGCTCCGTGATCGTGTCGAGGTGGTGCTGTTCGATGCCGCTGAGGGGCTGCTCGGTCACTTCTGGGCCGCCTTCTCGACCTGCGCGGCGAACGCGTTGAGCGTGGCCGCGGCGGCGCGGTCGATGGGCGTCCCGTACGCGCGCTCGAAATCGGCGTCGAGGGTCTGCATACCGGCCCGCGACGCGGCGAGGCGGAGACGCTCCTCGGCGGTGGCCTGGGCGGCGCGGTCCGGGCCGGGCGGCGGCGTCTGCTGCTGGCCCTGCTGCTCGGTGGCCTGCTGGGCGGCGGCCCGCTTCTGGGCTGCGATCTTGTCGAGGCTGGCGAGGAACTCGGCGGGGGCGCCGGCCTTCTCCGCGGCGGCCCGCACCTTGGCGAACTCCTCGGGGCTGTTGGCCTGCTGTGCCTGGGCGGCGTAGTCGGGCCGCGTCTGGCCCTGCTGGGGCGCCTGCTGCTCCCACGGGCCCGCCTCGGCCTGCCGAGAGCGGCGGGGCTGCTGCTGGCCCTGCTGGCGCGACTGCTGGCCCTGCTGGCGGCGCTGCTGCTGGCGGCCCTGGCGCTGGGCCTGCTCGGCGCGGTGCTCGACGGTCGGCTCGACGGGGTGATCGCGGTCGCCGTCGTCGATGCTGCGGCCGTCCACGGGGATCATGAACAGGGTGAACAAGAGGTACTTGAGGGCCGCGGACTGGGCCTTGTTCGTGGCCTTGTCGGCGAAGTCGCTCGCCTCGCCCGGGACTTCGGCGAGCAGGCAGTCGCCCGCCGGTCCGTAGACGTAGTACGTCATCGTGATGTTGACGTGCGTCATCTTCTCGCCGCGCTGCTTGGCGTCGTGGTGCGTGATGCTCGGCAGGATGAACAGGCCGTGCGTCCGCATGGGCCCGGCCATTGCCGACATGGCGTCGTCGACTCCGCGGAACTTGTACCGCTGCTGCTGGTTCTCCTTGTCCTTGCTGACCGGCATCACGTCGCGCATCACCTGATTGATGACGGCGAACACGCGGGGGGCGTCCGCCGGGGCGCCGGACGGGGCGGGCACGTACGTGACCTTCGGCGGGGCCGGGGCCTCGGCCGGAGCGGACATGAGCTCGGTCATGGTGTGGGCGGGCAGGGGCAAGCTGGTGACGGTCACGGGCGGTCGCTCCGGCTCTTGTTGGTGCGGATGATGGCGGCGAACTGGGTGAAGCGGCCCGCGAGCGTCGGCGGTGCGTCCGGGTAGCGGCGGCGGACGGCGGCGGCCAACTTGGTCAGACGGGTCGCGAGACTGATCGCGGAGTCCGGGTCGAGGACCTCGTCGAGGCGCTCGGCGCTCGGCAGTTCTTCGAGCAGGGCCTCGCGGGTGCCGTCGGCCTCGGCGGCACGCATCGCGACGACGTGATCCGGCGCGGTCTCCGAGCACTCGGCGAAGTCGAGGCGCAGTACCGATCCGGCGTGCGCGGCGAGCAGGTGCCCGACGTTGACGGGGTCCTCGGCGTAGGCGAGGGCGAGCTCGTCGACCAGGGCGACGGCGCGGCCCCGGATCGGGAGCTGAACGGCAGTGCCGTCAACGGTGAGTTGGGGTGTGATCATCAGATGGCCTTGGCGGTGAGCTCGGCCGGGGCGCACGACTGGTCGAGGGTGAGCTCGCCGGTGCGGGCGTCGTAGGTGTGGGCGCGGGTCCAGTCGGCCCCGGGGTACATACGGGTGATCAGGCCGTGCGCGGCGCGGTGCTGTTCGCGGGTCCCGGCGACGGCGCCGAGGGCGTCGTCGAGGGCAACCCACGTGCGGACGCGGCCGGTTCCGTCGCGGTCCGTCCACACGGGGACGATCCGCACGCGGACGATGCCGGGAACGATCTGTTCGAGCTGACGGGCGACGACGGCGGCGCGGACGATGTGTCGGCGGCCGGCGGCGACGCCGGCGAGGGCGAGGGCGACGCGGGGTACGCGGGTAGCCTGAGTGCTGGTCATGTTCGTCTGCCTTCGAGTGGTGGCGTACTGACGTAGGGGCCGTTCCGGTTGCAGCCGGGCGGCCCCGCTTCATGCGGCGAGGCGGTCGCCCTGGGGCTGCTGCTCGCGTTCGAGGCGGCGGAGCGCGAACTCGGTCTCGGGGTCGAGTCGGCCAGCGGCGCGGTCGCGGTCACGGCGGCGACGGGCGGCGTCGAGGACGGCGCGGGCGGCGGTGATGCACTCGGCGCGGGTGGCGGGGGCGCTCATCGGGCGGCCTGCTCGGGGGCGGGCTGGATGAGCTGACGGGCGCTCACTCCGTAGGCCAGCTCGACGCTCGCGGCGAGGTACGCGGACGGCGCGGTGTGGCCGTGCCACAAGCGCCATGCCGTGTTTCGTGCAACCTTCAAGCGCTTGGCGAGGTCTACGGGGCCGTGGTCGCCCATGTTTCGTGCGGCGGTGACTAGAACTGTTCGGTCATACATGTCGGCAGTCCTTCCGCGGGCGGTCTGTTTCCGTCCACGAGTGGAACATTACTCACGCTTGAACGATCACGGCAACCCCATTGGCAACACAAGTCCTCCACATGTGAGGCCTGAGATCCACGCAGGCTTCACCGTGGGTACATGCTTGACGCACGCACTGTTGGCCTACATGATCGAGCGAGCGTTCGAGCTGCAAGAGCGATGGGGGCCGTGATGCGCCGTAATCAAGACAAGACAGCGCGTAAGTCACCTGAGACCCTCGCCTGTTTCCGCTCACGCACGGTATGTTCCACCCATGGAACGCACTTCCCCCACCGACGAGCAGGCGCGCGCAAGCTTCGCGCTGTGGCTCCGCCAGCAGCTAGAGAGCCGCGGATATGACCTCGGCATCCGAGGCGGCGGACAAAGCCGCTTCGCCGAAGAATCCGGCATCGGACGCGCCACCATCAGCCGCATCCTCTCCGGTCAAGGCGCCACCAACACCCAAGTGCTCGCGCAGCTCGCCGAAGCGCTTCATATCTCCCTCGGCGAGGTACTCGTTCGCGCAGGAATCCTCAACCCGAGCGAACTGTCCGCCGTAAACAACCCGCCCGCCGGCGGGCGTCGCATCACGCCCGATCAGGCCGCGGACGAGCTCGGCATCACCGACGCGCAGCAGCGCCGGCTATTCCTCGCCATGACGCAGACACTCCAGCGCAACCCACCACCAGAAGACGCACAACGCACCGCGGAACACTGAAAGAGAGCGCTCCCATGACAGTTCGCCGAACCCTCGCCTACAGCTTCCTTACGAGCGGAATCCTCTTCGGCGGACTGGGAACCTACCTCGACAGCATCACCCTTGCGCGCACGGGCCTGCTCTTCGCCGTGCTCTCCATACCGCTCTACGCCCGGATGTATCACGAACTGCGGCAGGAAGAGATACAGCAAGCCGAGACCGCCGGATACATGCGCGCCCTCGACCACGTCGCCCGCGGCCTGCTCGACCAGAACACCCACGGAGAACCCGGACCGGGCGACAACCTCGACACGCGGCCGGACAACGTAATCCCCCTGAACGCCGACGCGCCGATCTGGCACGACGACGGACACCGGAAGGAACGGGCACAGTGACGTCACCACTGCCAGCCACATTCCACGGCTCGCCGCCCGACGAGGACGGCGAGCCGTGGATCGCTTATATCCGCGTGAGCACGTGGAAGGAGGAGAAGATCAGTCCCGAGCTCCAACGGGACGCGATCGCCCAATGGGCCCGGCGTACCGGGCGCCGGATCGTCGCATGGGTGGAAGACCTCGACGTGTCCGGCCGGCACTTCCGCCGGAAGATCACCAAGTGCGTCGAGCGCGTCGAGGCGAGCGAGGCCCGAGGCGTGGCCGTCTGGCGATACTCCCGCTTCGGCCGCGACCGCACCGGTAACGCATTCTGGCTCGCCCGGTTGCAGCAGGCGGGCGGCGAGCTCGAATCCGCCACGGAACCGGTCGACGCCTCGACCGCCATCGGCCGATTCCAGCGCGGCATGATCCTCGAATTCGGGGCGTTCGAGAGCGACCGCGCCGGCGAGCAGTGGCGCGAGACGCACGACCACCGCCGCTACAAACTCAAGTTGCCCGCCCAGGGACGCAAACGGTGGGGCTACCTGTGGCACCGCCGCTACGACGCCGCCACGGGCGTACTCCAGAAAGAACGGTACGAGGCCGAGGAGACTCTCGGCCCCATCGTCGCCGACCTGTACCGCGACTACGTGGCAGGCGACGGATTCACCGCGCTCACAGGCCGACTCAACTCCGCCGGACACCGCACCACCCAAAACAGTCTGTGGAGCACCGAGACCCTCACGCGGTACATGGACAGTGGCTTTCCCGCGGGCCTGCTCATCGTCCACGATCCCGACTGCCGATGCCGCAAGGTCGACGGATCATGCCGCAACCGCGTGTATATCCAGGGCGCCCAAGAGGAGCTCATCGACTTCGACCTGTGGACGGCATACCAGCAGCGACGCAAGGTGGTGCGAGACACCGCGCCGCGGTCCCGCACGGGCCTCTATGAACTCACCGGACTCCCCAAGTGCGCAGGTTGCCGCAAGGGCACGAGCCTGAACGCGGCCCGCCGCGGAGACGAGAACGTCAAGGGGTTCGCCTACCGGTGCAGTGCCCGTGCGAAGTCCGGAGCGACCGCGTGCGAGGGCGTACTCGTACCGCGCCACACCGTCGAGGCCGAGGTTCGCAAATGGATCGCGGACAAGGTGGCCGACGACATCGACGCCGCACCCCCGACCGAGCTCGGCGACGACCGCGCCGACGGCCCCGACCGCCAGGCCGAGAACATGCGCGCCCGTGCCCGCGCACAGGCCGAGGTCGACAAGTACCGCAACGCGCTCGCCAGACTCCGCGCCGACCACGCGGCCAACCCGGGCGACTACGAGGAAGGGGAGTACGAAGAGGCCGCAGCGCTCATCCGCAAGGACCGCGACCGCGCCAAAGCCGTACTCGACACCGTCCCCGAGGTCGAGCCGTTGCCCGACCGTGCCGAGTTCAACCCGCTCATGGTCGGACTGATCGCGGAGTGGGACACGATCAACGTCGCCGAACGCAACCTGATCTTGCGCAAGGTCATTCGCCGAGTCGCCCTCACTCGGAACGGGACCGGATACGAGAACGTCGCGATCACCGTGCACCCGATGTGGGAGCCGGACCCGTGGGAACAGACCAAACCGGTTACCGCCAGGTAGTGACATACCGCGCGGTATGTGCGCAGAATCGGGGCACGCGTCGCGATGTGGCGACCGCACCCCGGGAGGTCTGCCGTGCTCGGCACCATGCAAGATGTACCGCTCTCGATCAGCCGCATTCTTGAGCACGGCCGGACGATCCACGGTGACTCGACCGTGACGACTTGGACCGGCGAGGCGGAGCCGCACCGCCGGAACTTCCGGGAGATCGGCGACCGCGCAGCCCAGCTCGCCCACGCACTCTCTGACCTCGGCATGGGGGAGGGGAGTGTTTTGGCCACACTGATGTGGAACAACGTGGGTAAAACACTCGCGGCCTGAACTGCGGAAATGAGAACGACCCCCGATGCCGGCGTCTCGGGGGTCGTCCTATGCGGGGCGCGACTGGATGGAACGGCCAGCGCTACCCCGCCCCGCTCGCGGCGCTCCTCAACGCCACTCGCGGGGGATATGGAGAGCACCCATCGGCATGGCTGAACTCGACCAGCGGGGCACCCGTCGGTCGGTCGTGAACATGCTTCGCTGGACGCTCGTTGGGCAGAATCGAGAAGTCGCACCGGCAGCAGATGAGCACCCCGGCAGTCATCGCGTCCGCCTTCCTGTGTGCCGCTTGCACGGGACCTTGCAGGCGTAGACCTCGATATCGAGCGTGTGTACGCCCTGGAGCTGCGCAAACGCGCGCCCCACGCTGACACCCCCCTGCATGAGCGACGCGCCGCAGTAGACGCACGCCCATCCCTGATGCTGCGCGTACGTCAGCTCGTCGGCCGGCGGGATGTTCGGGCGCGGGCTCATGACTCGCCCCCCGTCAGGACCGCAGCCCACATGCGCAGCTGTCCCGTGCCGTCGCTGCTCCCCCACGCGTCCGCGGTGAGCAGCACGTCGAGCAGCTCCCGGAACGTTGTCTCGTCCTGGGGGGCGGCCACGTAGATACGGACGTACGGCCCGCGGTTGTGCACGGTGGGCACGTCGCCGGTGGCCTCGGCGATGGCCGAGCGCAGCGTGTCGACGCTTAAACGGGTCCTGGGCATGACGGGGTCCCCCGACTCTTCGAGTAGAGCGGAACTCATCTCGAAGAGTAGACCTGTGTTGCGTACTCTGTCAGGTGCGTCACTCCCGAAACTCCCCGTTTGGAGGGCCCGTGGTGGACCCGGCGCCGTACCTCGTGATTGCCGAGGAGCTCCGCGGCCGGATCGTCGGCGGCGAATTCGCGCCCGGGGATCGTCTTCCCTCGGTGGCCGAGCTCGGCCGCGACCATGGCGTGTCGCCCTCTGTCGGTGCCCGCGCGTACGCGGTCCTGGTCGAGGACGGTCTAGTGATCTCTCGCCACGGAGCCGGGCACTACGTCCGCGGGAACGAGTCGCCCGAGCTGCTCGTCCGCCGGCACCGGAAGCGGCCGGAAGACTCCCCCTTCGCGCAGGGCGTCGCCGAGCAGGGCGCGGCCGGAACGTGGCGCCACGACTCGGCGACGGCGGTCGCGGACGCGGGTACGGCCGAGCGGCTCGGTATCCGCGGGGGCGAGCCCGTGATGCGGACCGAGTATGTGTACCTCGCCGATGACGTGCCCGTGCAGCTTGCGACGTCGTGGGAGCCGATCGCGGTCACGGGGCAATCCATGATCGTGCTACCCGAGGCGGGCCCGTACGCGGGTATTGGTGTCTCGGCGCGGATGCGGGTCATCGGGGTCGACGTGGGTGAGGCGGTCGAGCGGGTGACGGCGCGCGGTGCGACGCGGGCCGAGGCTGCGGCGCTCGGCATCAACCCGTCCGCGGCCGTGCTGTTCGTCGAGCGGACGTACTACGACCAGGCCACGGGGCGGCCGGTCGAGACGGCGGACATCGTGATGCGCGGGGATCGCTGGGTTGCTGTGTACGGCACCGTTCCGGCGCGTTCCTGATACGACAAAGGCGCCCCCCGTGCGGCCTGTGAGGGCCGTGCGGGGGGCGTTGTGCTGCGGTCAGTGCGCGGACTGCCAGAGGGTCACGGCCAGGCTTCCGAGGCCTGTGACGGCGGCGAGGGCAGGGAGCGGCCACCGGTTGCGTTCGAGGGCGGCGAGGCGGTTGCCGTGCTCGTCGAGGGTCTTGTCTGTCTGGTCGGTGCGCTGCGCGAGCAGGGCCAACGATCCGTTGACGGTGGCGAACCCTTCGGCGACGGTGCCGCGGAGCTCGGCGAGCGCCACGGCCACGGCCGGATCGGTGGTGGGTGCGGAGTGAGGGTCGGTCACTGGTCGCTGCTCCCGTCGTCGACCAGGCCGAGGCCGAAACGGTCGAGGAATGCCTCGACGGTGGGGAGTGCCATGACGCGGGCGAACCCGGCGGCGATGGTGGCCGCGGTCGGGGCGGCGGCGGCGAGCCACGGGAGCGCGGTCGACAGGGCGGGGGTGCCGGCGAGCGCGACGGCGGCGAGGGGGACCAGGGCGGCGACGGCGAGCAGGGTCTGAATCCCGGTGCGTATGGCGCGCTTGGTGGGGGTGAGGTTCACGGCGGGGGTCTCTTTCGACGGTGGGGGCCCGCCCGGCGCGGTGCGGGGCGGGCGGCGTTTGCGGTGCCCTACTTGCCGTAGGCGAGGCGGAACAGGGCCGCCCACCCCTTCGGACCGATCTGCACGTCGTGCGTGCTGCCCGCGGCGCGGTACTTCGGGTGCGCGTTGTGGAACCTGGCCACGGCTCCCTGGGTCTTGGGCCCGTAGCGCGGCGACTCGACGACGCTCGCGGACATGCATCCGGCCTTCTTGAGCGCGCGCTGAAGCGACACGGCCGACGGCTGGCTGTGGCCCGGGGCGAGGCCCGGCGGGAACGGCGGCGGGGTGTACGGCTTGCTCGGCGTCGTGGGCGTGCTCGGCGCGGTGTCGCCCGTGGCCCACGTGCGCAGCGCCGAGGCGGACATGTAGCAGAGGTTCGAGTCGACGCGCGGGCCGCGGGCCGGGGTCGACGTGAACTGCCAGATTGTGACGGCGCGTCCGGACGGGGCGGGCTTGCTCGCGGCCTCGGCCTCGGCGAACGTGTCGACGCGGCTGCCCGGGTACGCCGGGTACCAGAGGGGCACGCCCGCGGGGACGTGTCCGGCGGCGATGTCCGTTCCGGACGTGTAGATTCCGACGCGCTGCCCGGGGAACGCCTTCTGCACGGCGGCCACCCATGCCGTCGCGTACGCCTTGATCTGCGCGGCGGTGCGCCCCTTGTAGTTGCGGCGGTCGCTGTAGGCCTCAAGGTCGAGCCAGTGCAGGAACCCGGTACCCGCGTGCGCCTTGACGGCGGCGATGTAGTTCGCGGCCTCCTTCGCGGCGTCCTGGTTCGGCCACGCGAAGTGATACGCGCCCGGGACCAGGCCCGCGGCCTTGATGCCCTTGATGTGGGTCGCGAACTTGGGGTCGTGGCTGGTCTGTCCCTCGGACGCCTTGGCGAACGCGAACGCGAGGCCGCCCGACTTGAGAGCTTCCCAGTCCTGTACGGGCTGGTAGGCGGACACGTCGATACCGCGGGAAGTGCTGGTCATGATGCCTCCGGGCATGAAAAAACGCCCGGCGCGGTGCGCGGGGCGTGCGAGGTGGGCGAGGGCTGTTACGTGGTCACGTCGGTCGCGCTCGTGTTCGGGGTGGTGGACAGGTCGTCGAGCGGTCCGCCCGTCCATGTCGTGCCGCGCCAATCGTTGCCGTGGCGCTGCACGAGAGTGCATGTGTTCGTGGCGGAGAAGCCGTTGATGGCCTCGGGGGCGGAGCCGTTCGGCCGGCACTTGTTGTCGCTTACCGACACACTGCTTGCGGACGTCGACAGTCGGATGCCGTACCACGTGGCGGTCGTTGCGCGGCCGGGCGCCTTGATGTAGTTGCCGCGGAGCTGGATGTCGGAACCGGCCTGCACCAAGATCCCGTTGTTGCTGGGGTACTGGATCTGATTGCCGGTGATGGTGACCTGGGTACAGGTGACGGCGGTGATGCCGTGCGCCCCAGCGAAGATCACCTCGTTGCCGGACACGGTCCCGTTGTCGGTGGTTTCCATGCTGATACCGGTGCCGTCGGTGTTGGCGATGGCGTTGCCGGTCACGGAGAACCGCTCGACCTGTTCCAGCCGGATGCCGTTCTGCGCGCCCGAGCTGCCGTCGATGCTGTTGCCGGAAATGGTCAGGTTGAGTACCTGCCCGGTCGTCTCGCCGAGGGCGACAATCGGCTCGTCGTAGCTTCCGCCGCTGCGGAACGTACAACCCGTCACGGACAGGTTCCGCATACTCTGGGAAGCGCTCGTCTGTGTGCCGCTCGCGTCCTTGGTGTCCTCGGTGTCCGCGATGATCACGGTGCGGAACCGCACCCCGGACCCGCACGAGACGAAGTTGCACGCGGATACGGAGACGTCTTCCCAGTTGTAGGCGCTGACGGCGTACTGAGGCAGCGACTCGAACGAGCAGCCGACCACACGGATACGGCGGTGCCACTTCCCGATCGTGGCCGAGTGCGACCCCACACCGCGCGGCCACACGGTTGTGCCTGCCGTGCCGGACGCGCCGACGTAGCAGCCGGTCACGAGGACGTCCTCGCACGGGGTGTGGTCGTACGGACCGAACCCCCCGAACACGGCCGAGCTCTTGGCGAGGTCGATCTGTATCGCCTCGGAGAAGTCCCGCGCGCCGGGGTCGACGTAACCGAGGAACCGGCATCGCTCGATGATGGCGCGTTTGGTGGAGTTCAACTCGATCGCGTGATACCCCGGCACGTCGCGGATCTCGACGTCTCGCACGGTGATGTCCGTTGCGTGGCCGATGCTGATGCACATGGCCGAGGCGGTGAGGCCGACGGCCGTGCCTTGCATGTCCCACACGCCACCCTCGATCGTGATCCGGCTGTGGCCGGTGTATCCGCCGAGAGACTGCGCCGCGTCGCCGTTCAGGAGCATCGTCGCGGTGGCGCTGCGTACGAACTTGGCGCCCGGGAGCAGGGTCAACCGGGTGTTGTTGTAGATCCGGAGCGGCAGTGTGGCGAGCCGGTAGGTGCCCGGGGGGACGATCACCCACCCGCCGCCGAGGTTCTTCGCCGCGGTGAGCGCGGCCTGAATGGCGGGAGCGTCGTCGGCCGTGCCGTCGCCCACCGCGCCGAATGCCTTCACGGACTGTGTTTCGAGGGTCCGTTCGAGCATGTACTGAAGGCGGCCGGCCGTGACGGCCATGCCCGGAAGCCATTGGGATACGGGAGTTGACGACACGGGGGCCCCTTAGAGAGCAGCGAATGCGGTGTGAGGGAGGGCGACGGATGCGCCGACCGGATGGGCGAGGGCGACGCCGTTCGTGCCGCGCGTCACCGTGAGATCCCGTGTGGTCGAGTTGACCGGGGCGACGGCCGTCACGGTCATGACCTCGCCGCCGCACAGCACGTCGTACGGCAGGTCGATGGCGGCCCACGGGTTCCCTGCAACGGCCGTGACGCGAACGGTGCCCACGGTGGCGTTCACCGCCGTGGTGAGCGTTGAGCCGTCGGTGTCCGCGAGCCCGTATTCGGCGTCGTCGGTCATGGCGACCAGCCACGGACCGCCCGGGGACGCGTTGAACGTGATATCCCACGTACGGATGCCGAGCGTCTCGGTGTAGCCCTCGACGAGGAGCTCGATCTGTTCGGGCGGTAGGAACGGCGGCGGGTTGATGATGACGGCCCGGTCCCCCACATCGACCGCGCCGACCTGCTCGGCGAGCTCCGGAGCGTTGTGGACCTCGACCGACACGGACGGGTAGCGGGGTGCATCCCACGTGCCGCGGTGCAGCATCCACCACGCCACGGGGGCGCACTGGTCGTCTGTGGCCAGGTTGAGCGTCGTCGACTGCGCGTACCGGCCCACGCCCGCGGGCGGGTCGAGGATGGACAGCGGGCCCGTATCGGCGACCGCGCGGGCTGAGCTTCCCCCCTCGCGGACGATCGTCACGTCGTTGTGTACGTGCTGATCGTCGTCAATCGGGTCCAGATCGGCCGCAACGTCGCCGGCCGCGTAGTCGAGGGTGAGAGCCGGCGTCTGTGTGTAGAGCGTCGAGCGGGGGCGAACGGCCAGGGCGAGACTGCCGCGCGCCTCGAACAGTCGGCCCTCATCAACGTCCATGGCTTCTTGCAGCAGGTCGAGCAGGGCGGAGACCGACTGCGGACCCACAGGCGTGCCCGGGAATCCCGCCACTCCGTCCGCGGTGAGGGGGATTCCCTCTTCCGCGCACAGGCGGACGATCCGCGTGCGGGCAGGCTCGCCCGCCCAACCGACCATGGCGTTTCCGGTCGAGGTGTAGGCCGCGGTATCGGTGGCCACGGCGAGGTGACCGAACGCCATGTCGCCCAGACCGGTACTGCCGAGCGTGAACGCGGCCACGCGGCCGAAGGTGTACCCGGTGACGTCGCCGTGTGCCGAGCGAACTGGGCCGCCCACGCCGTACGTGTACTCGGCGACGTCGAGGACGTACGCGCGCCACGTCAGCGTGCTGCCTGACTGCGTGAAGTCGAAGCCGACGTGCACGCGCCGGCCCGCATCGACTACGGGGCCGAACGAGGACGCGACGACGGCGGCGCCAGCCTTGTCGAATCCTTGGATGCTGAGCCATCCGGCCGATTCCCACGTGAGTAGCCATCGCATGCCGGTGGACGTGGTGAGATCCAGAATCGGCGCGTCCACGGTCGGTGCTGTATCGGGGAACGCCATGAACGCGCGGAGCGCCGTTTGCCCGGTGATCGTGTACGCCGGGAGCTTTCCCACGAGGATGCCGTCGCCAAGTGTGGGCAGCGGCGCCGAGGCCGCGTACGCGCTGTACGCGGCCGGTTTGGCGCCCGGGGTGACAGTGGTCATCGACGGCCCGCCGGACAGAGCAGAGGCGAACTCAGTCGCTGTGCTGCCGTCCTCCATTGGCCAGTACGCGACGATGCCCGTACGGGTCGGGCTCACCAACTCGCGGCGCATCGGGGACGCGAGGGGAGTCGCGCCCTGCCCGAGGCGGCGCAGGATTCCCGCGGCCGTCGCGGACACGGTGACGTACCGCGCCGTGGACCACTTCGGCGGCCATGAGGACACCTCGCCCACGAACCTGATCAGACGGTCCGCGGAGGGCCCGCCAGGCTGTATGGACACCCGTACGGCCGTGTTCCGGCCGATGCGCCCGAACAGGTCCGAGCGGGGATTGCGCGCGCTGTAGCGGCCGGTCGTGTTGTTGAGGACGAACGTGCACGTTCCCGCGTCGGTCCTGCTCGCTTCGTCGGCCCGCCCGCGCGTGATCGTGATCAGGTTGGTGGTGTAGACGTCGCCGGTGATGTCCACCCACGCGCCGCTCACGAACAACTCGACCATCACGCCGAGCGGGTCATCGGGGAACGCCAACGGGACCCCTCCTTACGGTGCTTGAAGGGGTGTTCAGGAGCCGAACGCGAGCTGTACGGAGCCGCGACCGTCCACGCGGACCATGCGCCGCACAAGGGCCCGCCACTGGGCATCCGCGCCGGTCACGTCGAGGACCAGGCGGCCCTCAGCGGCGGCCGATCCGGAGGCGGCGACAGCCGCGCCGGTCGAGGCTGCGACGTTCGCCGCGGTGGCCTGCCCGGCGGTCGGAATCGACACCAGGTTCCGCATGGTCGTATCGACCTCGCCCGCGCCGTCCTCGACGCCCGCCACGATGCCGGCGGGAATCCAGCGGCCGACCCGGTCAGCCAGCACGCGGGAGGGCGAGTTGATGCCGAGCGCTTTCGCGATGGGGCCCGGGATCATGTTCTTGGCGAAAGAGATGAGCTGCGACCGCAGCCAACCGCCCATGCTGCGCACGCCAGCGAGCAGGCCGCGCACGATGTCTTTGCCCTTGCCGACGAGCAGGCCCCCGAGAGAGCCGATCGCGGACGACGCCTTACCGGGCAGCGACCGCATGTACGACAGGAACTCGGTCACCTTCGCCACGGACGCGGCCTTGAACGAGGACCAGGCCGAGCGTGCGACCCCGGAGATTTGCGATCCGAGGCCCGACACCGCGCCGGCCACCCACCCCGGGATGCCGGCGAACCAGTCGATCATGCCGTTCCACGCGGACTCGGCACCGGACCGGATGGCATCCCAGTGCGAGATCAACAGGCCGATGAGCGTGAAGTTCATGAAAATCGAAATCGCCATGTCCTTGGCCCAGATCAGTTTCCCGACGAACCAGTCCCAGGCGACGAGCGTGCCCGCCTTGATCTCGTCCCAGTAGGCGATGATCAGCACCACCAGAGCGGCGACGGCCATGCCGATCCACATCACGGGGCCGAGGCCGATGATCCATGCGGCGGCCATCTCGATACCGGCGACCGTCGCGGCGAGACCGATCGCAGCGAACGCGGCGCCGATCACTACCGCGGCGGCGGTGAAGATCTCTTTGTTGTCGCGGACCAGGTCCATGAAGTTGGTCAGTGCGGGCACAACCGTGCTGCCGAGAAACTCGACAAGGTTCTGTTGCATCCCGTTCTTGAACGCGGTCAGCTGCGAGGCCGCGTTGTCCCGCAGGCTGTCGCCGAGGCCGTCGGCGGAGCCCGCAGCCCCCGACATGGCGTCGGACGCCGTACCGACGTCCATCGCGAACAGGGCGGCGCCCAGGTCTTCACCGGGCCCGCCGAACAGCGTGGAAACGATTTGCTTCGCTTTGGCGCTGTGGGGGCCCATCTTGCGCAGGGAGTCGAGGACTTTGCCAATCGCGCCCTTGCTGCGCGTGCCGCCCGCGGCGACGTCGTTACCCATCTGCTTGGCGTTCAGACCCAGAGCCTTGAACGCGTCCGCCACGGGCGCATTGCCCGACGTCGCAAGGAGTTGAAACTCCTTGATCGAGTCGGCGACGACGTCGGTGTCTTTCGCGCCTGCCTTCAACGCCTGGTTGACCAGGCCGAAGGACGTCGCCCCGTCGAGACCGACCTGTTTGAAGATCGATCCGTACTCGGAGACCGTTTCGAGCAGATCCTCGCCGCGGCCGTCCGTGCCCTGCATGGACTTGGCTATGAGGTCCAGACCGGCCTTTGCGTTCGGCGCCATCCCGTTGCGGATGAGCTGCCCGACGGCGGTCGCTGTCTCGCCGAGGTCCAGATCGAACGTGGACGCGACGTCGCTCACGTTGGTGGCGATGGACTGGAGCTGCGCGTTCGTCGCGGACGGGTCGGCGAGGCCCGCGCTCATGGTGGCCTTGACTGCCTCGGCGGCCGTCGCGAAATCGGAGGTGACGGCGTTGGAGAACAGGCTGCCCGCGACCTCGCCGTACCGCTTGGCGTCGGCGGCGGTCGCGCCGAGCTGGGCACCCATTTTGGTGGTGATCTGCTGCTGATCCATCGCCTCGGCGATGCCACCCATTAGGGCGGCGCCGAGCGCCCCTCCGACGGCCCCCAGGGCGAGGCCCTTGAGCTTGCCGGTGATGGACTCTCCGGCCTCGGAGGCGCCGCCGCTGGCGCCCTGGTTCAGGCCGTCGCCGAGCGCTCCGCCCGCCTCATGTCCCGCAGCCTCGGTGCGCTGCGTGATGCGGGCGAGGGTGGACCGTAGGCGCGACTGGAAACCGTCGAGGCCCTGCTCGGCTTGGGAGTCGTCCACGGTGATGGTGGCGGCGAGCTCGCCCACGGTGAGCGTCATGGGGCGGCCTCCTTTCGGGTAGGCCGCGGTGACGCGGGTGTTCAGTTAGGTGCGCCTGGTGCCGGACGTGTTCGCGTCGGGCGGGGGGTCGAACAGGCGTTGTATGCGGGAGTCCGCGGAGAGCAGGCCGAGGATGCGCACCCGTAGCCATCGCCACGAACGTGCGTCGAGCAGGCCCGGGGCGCCGATGTCGACGCCGTACACCTCGTGTAGGTCAGCCTCGACGAGCGGCCACTCGTCGAGGATCTGCGACCACTTCACTTGCGGTCGGCGGTCTTCTTTCCGGCGCCGCTCTTGACCGGGCGGGGGGAGGTAGTACTCGAAGAGCCCCGAGACTGGGTCTTGCTCGCCGTAGCCGATGAGCTGCGGCGGGCCTTCCGGTTCGGGGCCAGGCGAGAAGGGTCGCCGCCGCTGTTCCAGTAGCGTTCGGCGGCGTCCTTGTTCTGGACGATCCACACCATGGCCGTGACGGCGCAGTGTTTCAGCGTCGGCCACGCCACGTTGTCCGCGACCATCTCGGCGTGTGCGGTGCCGAGGACGTCGGCGTACATGTCGCGCTCGGCGGCGTCTGCGAGGATCGCCTCGTCTACCTTCCCGCCGTCCGCGGCCGTCGCGGCGGCCTGCATGATCGCCTGAACTCTCAGACCGGTTGCGGCGGACGGGGCGGGAACCGTGTAGGTCTTGTCGCCTACGGGGAGCGTGAGCGTCTCGTCGAGTAGCTCCCCCAGAGCCTTGAACGCCACGATCAGCCCTCCTCGGCGAGCGGGTTCTCGATGGCGACGCGCTTGCCCTTGCCGGTGAGCGTGACCTTGACCGTGTCGAGGTCGTCGGTTGCGGTGCCGTCGCGCTCCCACTGGACCAGGGCGTAACCCTCGTACGCCTCGTCGCGGCCTTCCTTGTCGTACCAGCGGACGTGAACGCGGGCGGCGGCCCCGAACGCCTCGGCCGCGAGCCTGAGCTTTTCCTGGGCGGGGTTGAACGCCTTCGTGGTCGGGTGGCAGCGGTGTACGAGGGTCACCTCGACCGACCACGCGAGCTCGGTGACGGTCTGGTCCGTCCACCCGTCGTCGTCGTAGGTGGTCGACTTCTGCTGGGTCTGGTCGACCTTCGGGGAGAAGTCGTTGATGCCGGGAAGCCAGGACCACGTAGGGGTGACGGTGCCGGTGTCGACGTCCATCCGGTACCGGGCCGCGAGCGCGGTCTCGGTCTCGACGGGCTCTGTGGGCGTGCTCATGGGCGGGGGCCCTCCTATTCGAGGCGATTGCTGGGCGGGCGCTGGGCGCGCACGGTGTAGTTACTGGTCCGCTCGTATCGGCCGACCGGGTCGGCGCCCATCGGAGCGGTGTTCTCGCGCTTCATGAGGGCGAGGCGGGCATCGCCGTACTGCTGGTCGCGTAGGCCGTGCAGTACGGCGAACACCTGCTCGTCGAGGGCCGCGACCTGGCGCGGGTCGGCGCCGGCGCGCGTGCGCACCTGAACGAACACAGTGCAGTCGGTAAGGGTGGCGCCGTCGGCGGTGTCGTACGCGGTGAGAACGACGGCGCGGTCCGGGCTGTCCGGCATCACGGTGTCCGTGATCGCGGTCTCGCCGCTGGTGTAGATGCCGGCGGGCCGGTAGGTGGCGACGCCCTCGGCGTCGAGCAGGCGGGCGAGGCCGTCGACCAGGTCGACAAGGAACGTCACCGCAGTGCCCTCCGCACCTCGGCCGCGATGATCGCGTTTATGGTGTCGGCCTCCTCGCGGAGCGGCGTTTCGAGGTACTTCGCCGTTCGGCCGGCGTCGTGCCGTAGGTCCATCTCCTCGTGCTGGCGCACGGCGTAGGGCTGGTCGAAACTGACGGCGGCCTCGGCGCTTGCCTCGTCCACGGACACGACCCCGGAGCGTTCGAGGGTGCCCTCCTCGATCGGCACTCGGGCCCGTGCGACCTGTAGCAGGTGCTCGGCGCCTAGGCGTACGCCTCGCGCAGATCCGGCCCGTATGGCGGCGAGGGCCGGTCCGGCGTTGAACGTGACGCGTGCGCTCATTCGCAGTACACCTCCGTCGAGTGCGGCACGGGCAGGCCCGGCGCGGTGTGTGCGGCGACGGTGAGTACCCGGGTGATCCGGCCGTCGGGGAGGATCACCCGGGACCCGACGGGACAGTCGAGGTCGGGCCCCGCGTAGATCTGCGCGGTAGACACGGCGATGGTTCCGGTGGCGTCGCGCACGTGCTTGACGGTCGCCGCGACCAGGGCCGCGGCGGCGGCGGGCTCGCCGTAAACGGGCCCGTACGCGCCGCTGCCCCGGTACGGCTCGACGGTGACCGTGTGGCGTAGCAGCCATGCGGGGAGCGCGGTCACCCGATCACTCCCGGGATGAGTCCGGCCCGCCGTAGGGCCCGGCCGGCGCGCGGGGCGAGGTCGACGCCCTGCGGCCCGGTCGAGGCGTCCTTACGGCCGGACAGGGACACGGGGCCAAGGGACACGCTGTCCCAT